ATCGCAGCGGACGCGACTTGGGCGAAATCGAAGGCTTCGATACCCTGGCCCGGCGTGTTCGAGTTCCCACCTTTCAATAAGGACTTAGGAAATGGCACTTACAGCCTCCCCTTACGGCTTTATTCTGCGCAAGCACCCCACAGGTCAGTCGCGGGCTAACGCCTACACTATTGACGCCGCCTACGCCACCGGCATTGGCTACGGCGATCCGGTAGCCCTCAACACTAACGGCACCGTGACTATCGGCACGGCTGGCAGCGACTTTATTGGCGTCTTTGCAGGCGTACAGTACAAGGACGCTACCGGCAAGCCCACCTATACCAAGAACTGGCCTGGTGCGGTCGCTGGTGCAACTGACATCGTGGCCTATGTCTACGATGGTCCGGAAAACGTCTACGAAGTGCAGGTCGCTGCTACTGGCACCGGCTACGTACAAACCGCCATTGGCGCACAAGCCAACTTTGTGGTGGGCACGCCCAATGCCACTACCGGCCACTCCACTTCTGCCCTCAACGCTACGCTGATTGCTGCCAGCAGTCAGGGCAATTTCCGCATTGTGGGCTTTGGCTCGGATGGCTTCTACGACGCCACTAACAACCCCTTCCCGAGTGTGCTGGTGGAGGTTGCAACGCATCAATTCATTGCTAACAAAGTTGCCATCTAAGGAGAACTGACCATGGCCGGTACTATCATGCGCAGTACTCAGTTTCGGGCTGTTGTTGAGCCTATTCTGAACCAATCCTTCGACGGTGTTTACGACCAGCGCACCGACGAATACAAGCAAATCTTCTCTGAAGAGAACGGCATCAAGCGGGCCTACCACGAAGAGCCCGTCCTGTATGGCTTCGGCGCAGCCCCTAAGCTGCCTGACGGCCAGCCGGTTGTCTATGACGAGGGCGGCCAGCTCTTCACCAAGCGGTACGACTATGACGTTTATGGTCTTGCCTTTGCACTGACCAAAGTGCTGGTTGAAGACGGTGAGCATGTGCGACTGGGCACCATCTACTCCAAGCATCTTGCTCAGTCTATGGACGAGACCCTGGAAACTGTGACTGCCAACCACCTGAACCGCGCGTTCACCAGTGGCTATAACGGCGGTGACGGCGTGCCTCTGGTGTCGGCTGCTCACCCGATCGTCGGTGGTGCCCAGTCCAACGTGCTGACTAGCGCGGCCCTGTCTCAGACCTCTCTCGAGCAGGCTCTGATCCAGATTCGCCAAGCACAGGACTCTCGCGGTAAGAAGATCCGTCTTGTGCCGAAGAAGCTGGTTGTTGCGCCGTCCAACATGCTTCAGGCAGAAGTTCTGCTGAAGAGTGTGCTCCGCGCGGGTACCAACAACAACGACCTGAACCCGATCAAGTCCTCCAGTTCGCTGATGGATTCTGCCTCGGTGCTGTCGCGGCTTACCAGCCCCAACGCCTGGTTTGTACAAACCGACGCTCAAAACGGCCTTAAGGTGCTGTGGCGCCGCAAGGTTGAAAAGGGTATGGAGGGCGACTTTGAGACCGACTCGGTTCGTTACAAGGCCACCATGCGCTTTGGTTCTGGTTGGACTGACTGGCGTGCCATGTTTGGAAATGCCGGGGTATAATCCAGGCATTTAGCCTATCTGGCGATGCTAAGAGGGCAAGTAGCGGGTTTCCTGCCACTTGCCCTCTTTACTTAAGGGTGCTAAAATGGTACAGATCCAAAACGCGCTGCTGATCTTGCAGATCATCTCCCAGCTGTTCAAAACAATTGTTGCACTTGTGTCCGCCGTAGAGGAATCTTTGCCGGAGTCCGGTCAAGGTGCACAGAAACTGGAACTGGTCAAGGGCTGGTTGCAAAGTGCCATTGGAGCGCAAGAAGCTCTGGCGCTTACGTTCGACCAACTGTGGCCGGCCTTGCAGACAACCATAGCGTCCATTGTGGCAATCAAGAACGCTACAGGCGTGTTCAAAAAGGGCAGCTGACATGCCTCTGTATCTGCCTGTTAAGCTGCGCACCACAGCAACCATTGCTGTATGTGACCGCTGCAAGGAGAAGGTGTATCTCTCCGACTTGCGGGCGGACGGTAACAGCCCTGGACTGCGTGTCTGCTCAGGCTGCTGGGACATGAAAGATCCCTGGCGTCTGCCGGCCCGAAAAACAGAGACAGTCGCCGTTAGGCACCCCAGACCTGACGAACCCTTGACAGTTCCTGAAGAGTAACTGTCCAGTCAAACATTGAATTTAGGAGAACGCAATGGGCGTTGAAACAGAACTGCTTGGGCTAAAGAACCGCTACGACGGCAAGGAGTTCCGAGTTATTGAACGCGAGGACGGTACAATTGCCGTGCTGGCCGGCGACACGGTTATTGTGGACAGCGGGGTGACGCCTATAACCGCAACCACCTCGTCAGGGGGGGTTGAGTTTGACGCTGCCGCAAAAAATGGAATTCGGCAGGCAGCCCGGCGCGTCGCGACTGGGATCGGTATTGAGCCGCTGGGCTATCCGCTATCGTCGGGCAGCTTTACAGCCACGCAAAACGGTGGCGGTGCGGTAACGATCACGCAGATCGAAACGCCGGACGGCCCCGGTGTCCGCATTGCGGGCAGTACGGCCGGCAGCTACATCAACATTCAGGCGACGCTGCCCGCCCCCGTGCATGTTGATACGCTCGGGCTGGTCTATCAGTGCCCCGCCGGAATGAACCAGGTGTCCGCGTATTTTGGCGAAACCGGCGCATTCGCAAATATGATTTCGCGAGCCGTCACCGGGCTGGGCACGGCGACAAATGCGTCAGGTAAAGGGTCCGTGCTCAGTCCGGTGCTTATCGGAGCCGGTAGCTACGCATGGACGACGACGGGCACGATCACGGACTCGACGCTTTACACGACGATGCAGATTCGCGTGACCCCGACCGCCGGCTATGTTGCGTCGATTGACCTGTCCCGAATCTGCATCAACCCGAGCGCACGTGGCGAGGTGTCAATTGTCATTGATGACGGAGACTTGACAGTCTATCAGTACGCCCTGCACGCGCTAGCAAAGCGTCAGCTCGTGTGCTCTATCTCAGCAATCCCAGAATACATCGGAGGGGATGGCTACATGACGCTGACTCAGCTCAAGCAGGCCGTCGATGCCGGGCATGAGATCCTTACTCACGACTCCTTGACTGCTAACGGCTTGACTGCACAGCAGCGTATACCCCGTCTCGCGGCGAACCGGGATGCCCTAGACGCCCTCGGTCTTTTCCAGACCGCAGAGCAGCGCGAAACCTTCATCTATCCCGGCGGCGACTGGCAAAACAATGTCGGTGAAACAGACCTTCTGGACTTGATGCGACAGTATGGATTCAAGCGCGGTCGCGTCACAACACGATTCCAATGTTTTGCCCCTGAGCTGTGGCGCCGCACAAAGTACGGTCCCTACATAGCACCGATCATCGGGCACCTGCGCAGCACCACTACCGAGGTCAATCAGACGACCGAGTTGTCAAGCGTCACTGGGGCCATTGCAGATTGCGGCACTTATGGTTTGGCTGGGGCGGTCATGCTGCACCGCTTCATTGCAGAACAAACCTCGTGGGTCGCTACCGATACCGTAGATATTGAGATCGGCGATTTCGCTACCATTCTCGACGCGATTGTGGGTCAAAGGGCCGCAGGAAAAGTCCAAAACGTCCTTTTCTCGGAACACGGCCTGACCTGATTTCTAGTCCCTGCGGGTGCGCGGGGATAACCCAATCCCCGAAGGTTTAAGGACTGACCTTAAGGCCCGAACCAAATACTTGGTTCGGGCCTTCTTCTGCAGGCGTTAAAATAGTCACGTAGCAACGTACGACGTGCTTTGTAGAATACAGTTTTACAAAGCAGGAGCGCGACGTGTCTATTTAAGCCGTCGCAGACGCGAGCAGGCCAATTGGCGGTACATTGTCAGTCAACCAGCGGCTGGCGGCGAAGCCGGTGAACACGCTACGGCTGCTGTTCGTACGTAGTCAGTTAAACAAAAGTAGCCGTGAAGTCGAATGAACTGTCTGTAGGCACGCAGTTTAACAGTCCGCGTCGCAGGTTTATTAGCGACACCCTCCGCACGCAAGCGACTTATAATTATGCTATTGGTAAATCTAGGTGCTTAGCATATGGCAACCTCCGGTACTGTTGGCAACACAATTATAAGCACTGTCAAGCTCATTGAGAAGGCTTTGCGGAGGTGCGGACTTAGCCCAGCCAGCGCCACCGCTGAAACCATTGAGACGGCAAAAGAGGACCTGTACATGCTGATGATGAGCATGTCCAATAGAGGCCTGAACCTGTGGTGTATAGATCACCAAATAGTGCCTCTTGTGGCAGGCCAAGCAACGTATGTCTTGCCGCCTGGCACCACCGACGTACTCAACTTAAATCTTGCCACGCCTATGGGCGACGGCAGCTTCAGAGACCTACCAATCACGGCACTAAACCGCGATGATTACTCCAGCCTGCCGGACAAGACTGTACAGTCCGCCGTGCCTATCAACTACTATTTTGAGAAGCTGCGAGAGCCTCAAATAACACTCTGGCCTGTGCCAAATGACGCAACAAAACACTTGGTAGTCTACCGCTACCGGGCTATCCAAGATGTTGGCGAAATAGGCGACGAGCTGGACATCCCGTCTCGGTGGCTCGAGGCTGTTACTTGGCATTTAGCCTTGCGACTGGCATTTGAGCTGCCTGAGGTTAAGGCAGAGCGTGTTGCGCTTGTTCAAAGCATGGCGCAAAGCATGACGCTTGAGGTGGAGGGCGGCGAGACGGACTCTGCCCCCACTTACTTTGCACCGAATATTGGCTGCTACACGAGGTAGTCTATGGCCGAGAGCATGACCTACAACTCGCTACTTGCCGACGTGGCAATGTATGCAGAGCGCAACGACCGCCCCTTTATTGACCAGGTGCCCCGGTTTGTGATGCTTGCTGAGAACCGTATTGCAAGCCAAACTAGGGGTCTAGGCCTTCTAAAGATTGTCACTGGTGCCTTTGAGCCAAGTCAAGACGTAATAGCTAAGCCAGCTCGATGGCGCGAAACTGGCACCTTTATGGTACGCGACGAAGAGGCTTCAGCAACCTTTCTAAAGTCTAGAAGCTACACGTTTTGCCGGTCATTTGCGCCCAACGTAGCTAGCACTGGCCTGCCACAGTACTATGCAGACTACGGCTACGAGCACTTTTTGGTCGCAGCTAAGCCCGACCAGGCTTACAACTTTGAGCTTGCCTACTTTGAACGGCCACTGCCGTTGGACCAGACAACTCAGACAAACTGGACTACCCAGTACGCTCCGCAGCTCTTGCTCTATGCAACGCTACTAGAGGCGCAGCCATTTTTAAAGCTTGAACAGCGGGCCGCTGAGTTCAAAGGGCTGTATGACCTGGCGCGCCAAGACCTGCTTGAGGAGTCACAGCGGCGGCTGTTTGGCGACCAGGCGCTACTTAGGAGCGACGCTAAATGATTGAGCAGCTTGTAGCAAAAGTTTTTGCAGCACGGGATGCCGCGCATCTTGCGCACTGGAGCACTGGCAGCTACTCAGAGCACGTAGCTCTGGCACACTTCTATGCCGAGGTTGTTGAAATTACAGACCGCGTTGTGGAGTGCTATCAAGGCGCTTTTGAAAAGCTCTCTAAAGTTGAGCTTGAGCACTCAAAAAGCACGCCAGCTGAGCTTTTGGCTGAGCAGGCTGTTTGGCTGCAAAGCAACCTTGACGCGCTAAGCAGAGACCTTGCGCCTTTGGAAAACATTGTGGCAGAACTTCTTGAGCTGTATCTGTCAACGCTCTACAAGCTCAATAACCTGAGGTAAGCACCGTGGACTACTCAGATTTGTTTGGGCAGTATTCTGTACCGCCCAGCGAAGCACAGTATAGCTTTGCTGAAATTACTGTAAATTCAACGTTGTCGTGGCCTAATAACTTCACTGGCTTAGTGGCCAATGAATTTCTAGCCACTACATGCCTTGATCTTACGTCCGGCGTGGGGCTTAGCTTAAAGCTGCCTCCTGCCGACCAAGTATCTGTTGGAGCAGAGCTTCGGCTGCGCAACACTGGCGCAAACGCGCTAGACATTCAAGACAGCACTGGCGCCGGCGTCTCTTCCATTGCGCCAGGCGTTGTAAAATACTTTCAAGTAACTAACAATGACACCGCCGGCGGTGAGTGGGCAGTTTATACTTTTGGCACAGGCACCAGTGGCGCCGACGCTTCTGCGCTTGCCGGCGAGGGCCTAAAGGTACTGGCTAACAAGCTTCATGTTGACACCCCGTACCGAGGGCTAAACTCAAGCTATACCCTGCAGGCTACAGACCGGGCACACGCGCTTGACGCCGTGGCAGGCGGACTAGTACTGACTCTGCCGCTTGCCAGTACGCTGCAGGCCGGCTTCTACGTAATGCTGCGCAACAGCTCTGCAGGCGGCTTGAGCCTGGTGCCTAGTGGCAGTGAGCAGGTGGACGGTACCTCCTCAAAGACTGTCAGTCCGCAAGAATCCCTAATACTGGTAAGTACCGGCTCAGGCTGGATTACAGTAGGCTTTGGCCGTGATGCTACTTTTGTATTTGGAGAGGTGGTTGTCAATGCAGCTGTTTCGCCAGTTACCCTGAGCTCTGCCGACGTTGCAGGCCGCATGATCCGAGTCTCGGGTACCGCGTCTGCCAACTTGGTAGTAAACCTGCCCAGCATAGACAACGTTTACTTTATAAACATTGAGGCCGGAGTAGGGGCGTACAGCGTAACGTTTACCACAGGCGGCGGCGCGTCCACCGTGCTTACTGCCAACCAAAAGACGGTGGTGTACTGCGACGGCATTAATGTAACTCCCGCCATCACCACCGCAGTAACTTCAACACTGTCGCTAACCGACGGCAGCGCCGCAGCGCCGTCCATTTCTTTTGCACTAGACGCTAACACGGGGTTTTTTCGTAATGCAAACGGGGTGGCGGGATTTGCATCCAATGGCGTAGCTACGGTTCTGTTTGGACCCAATGGTGTGGTGTTCACCAGCACGCAAGGGCTGACGTCAAACAACCTGGCTTCAGCCTGTGATGAGCTCAAGGTGTTGCTGGACACTCTCAACACGACCTTGTCGAGCACTATTACGAGTGGTCTAGCGCTGAAGGCGAACAAAGCTGGTGACACCTTTACCGGCCCTGTTGCCGTGCCAGCCGGGGCAACAGGGAGCCAAGTACCTCGCGTGTCGGAAGTCACTTCTGCCATCAGTGCGGCAATTGTGGCTTCCGAAGCCACAACAAACGCGGCAATCGCCCTCAAGGCAAACGAAGCCACAACAAACGCGGCAATCGCCCTCAAGGCAAACAAAGCAGGTGATGTGTTCACCGGACCTGTTAGCTTCAACACGGAATACGATGCGGGTAACTCTGGTACTACGAAAACAATTGACTTCAACAATGGTCAAAAGCAGAAGCTGACGTTCACAGGTAACTGCACCATCACGTTCGCCTTTCCCACTGGGGTTGGTAACTACGTGCTGCGCGGCATTGGGGACGGCACCACCCGCACCGTAACATGGCCCGCTGGCAGCAAGTACGTGGGCGGCACAGCACCGCTGGCACCGCTTACCAGTGGTACGGCCATCTACACCGTCTACTACGACGGCGCCGTGGCGCACATTGCGGGTGGGCGTGAATAATGGCAACACAGGCCCTAACTTCAAGCTTCCTGTCAGTAACAGTCAGTCCTGTCGCTGTAGACTGGAGCACAATTGCTGGGTCGTACATACAGACCGCACTGAGCACAACAGACTTTACAGAAACAGTCACATTTGAAGCTACTCACACTTTTGCTGAGGACGTGACGGTCAGTAATGTCAGCTATGGAGTTTCGGGTAACTTGAGTGCTGGAGGTATCTCCAGTGCTGCGCTGTACCTCTACGGTGGTAGCGTGGGCTCCATTTCTACTACGTTCACGTTCACAGGCACTGTGAGCGTCAGTAACTGGTCACTAGTAGGCCGTGTTTTAACTGTTCAAATCACAGTTATGGGCAGCCCGTACACGGGCAGCCCCCCTACGCTGCGTGTGGACAACCCCGCGTTCACAGTCACTTACGACCCTCTGCCCGTAGTACATAACCTTGGAATCAACTTTTGAGGATGGAAGCATGTTGGAAAAAGATCCTAGTGACTGGGCACTAACCACGTGGGTACTTCTTATGAGCTCTGCTATCATTGCGTATGTGACACGCTTGCTTGATAAGATCAAAAGCAAGAAGGTCAAGTCAGCCATTGTTGAGGTTT